TATGGTGAAGATTCATCGCAAGCAAGAAGGGGGAGTAGCAATGCGTCAACCGCCAAGAAGCGTAGAAGCTGAGGTAGGACTCATCGGGTCATGCCTCATTGACGCGGACGCTGCGTCGTTAGCATCAGACATCACACCAGCGGACTTCTCCAAGCCGAGCAACGGCTACGTATGGAAGGCAATCCTTGCCTTGCAGCAGCGTGGCGATGTGCTTGACGTGGTGTCGGTTGGTGAGGAGCTCGCACGTAGCGGCCATCTCGATGACGTGGGCGGCTATGCGTGCCTCTCCGACTTCATGGCCATGACTCCGACGAGCGCCAACGCCAGCCAGTACGCCGACTCAGTACGGACGAAGGCCACGCTACGGCGTATCCTTGCTGCGGCAAGCCGCATCTCGGAGATTGCGTATGCTGACCCAGCCGATGCGAATGAAGCACTCGACAAGGCAGAGGCGGAGATCTATGCCGTCGCTCGCTCGGTCAAGAAGTCTGACTTCGCTGGTATGTCATCGCTTGTGCAGGATGCGGTCTCCAAGCTCGACTGGATTCGGCACAACAAGGGTAGCGGCAGGGGCGTAGGCTCTGGCCTTGCCGCCCTTGATGAGATGACTGGGGGTTGGCAGCAGTCCGACCTCACCATCTTGGCGGCTCGACCGAGCGTGGGTAAGACGGCGATGGCGCTCAACATCGCGCAGCACGCGGCCATCAAAGAAGGCAAGCGAGTAGCGATCTTCTCGCTGGAGATGAGCAAGGATCAGTTGGCTACCCGCCTCATGGCTGGTGTGTCTGGCGTAGACATCTTCCGTATCCGACGCGGCGACGTTGAGGGTATGGACTTGGCTCGCATCGCAGCAGCCGTGCACCACCTTGAGAGCGCGAGCATCTTCATTGACGACAGCCCAGTCGCCTCGCCCGTAGACCTGCGCTCAAAGGCGCGTCGGCTTGCGGCGGATGGCGGTCTTGACCTGATCGTCGTGGACTACCTGCAACTCATGATGCCCACGAAGCAGACGAAGGAGGGCAACCGCGTAGTCGAGACCTCCGACATCAGCCGTGGGCTAAAGGCAATGGCGCGTGAACTCAACGTGCCAGTCATCGCCTTGTCGCAGCTCAGTCGAGCAGCCGAGCATAGAGAAGGAGGCCAGCCACGATTGGCTGACCTCAGAGACTCTGGTGCGATTGAGCAGGACGCTGACCTAGTGATGCTGCTATGGAGACCGAACGGTCAGGAGCATGGGCAGGCACGGGAGCGAGTGAAGTTGTCGCTGTCGAAGCATCGCAATGGTCCGACTGGAGAAATTGATTTGGTCTTCGTCAAGGCGACGACGACCTTTAGCGAAGGAGACTTGTAAGATGTTTGAGGGATTGAAGGCAGACGGATTCGATGACTGCGTGGTCGGCGTTGGGCGCCAGTTCAACAATGACGTCGTGGTCTATGATCAGGACAGGATCATCAAGAAGTTAGCCGATGACTTCACTGAAGGGTGTGAGGATGGGCACGATAGGGACTCAGAGTGCGACCACTACTCGGAGGCAGAGGAGTACTTCGAGTTCAACATCGTTGGCGGATACGTCGGTGTGAACACGCCAGTCTATATTCGACTCGGCTCACTTGACGAACTCATTCAAGAAGAGTAATATGTCTTAGATCGGGTGGCCCTCCTACCCGACTTCCGACCCCTACCTGTGTTGTGTCAGGTAGGGGTCATTCTTTTTCGCAGGCTGGGCAACTACCAAAATACTTTCCAGCGTGGTCGTGCATGGCAGACAGGGGAAGGTCGGACGGGATCTCTCGACCGACAAGGGTCTCGTAGATGATGCCATTGTCTCGGCACCACTGGCGTAGGGACTTACCTTCCGCGATTGCCTTAGCGCGAAATAGTTCCCTGATCTGTTCGTCCTGCTCGCTCACGGCGGATCAACTCCAATGCAAGGTGAACCCCGACAGCGGCGATCTGCCGCTCGTGTGGGGATAATAGGGGTAGGACATTACCCATCGTAGCAATCGCGCTCTCTGTGGCTCCTAGATCCCTCTGGATAGACGTCAGTCTCTGCTCCAGAAGGTCTAGATCAAGACTCTGCGCCATCGTCGGCGCTGTCGTAGTCCACCTGAAGGTTCGTCCACTGCCCATCGATTAGGCTAAGGAGAATCAGCGCGTAGTTGGCTGAGTCAATGAGGGCATCCCGTACCGACGGGTGCTGGAGTTCGGCAAGGGACGCATCGGAGAGGACGACGCGCCCCTTGATTACCGAACCGTTGAGAGCTTTCTTAACGCGACTCATCTTGTCGTCGCTCATGCGGGAGAACACACCAGGTACGCCGAGCGACTCAATGTTCGCTGGGCCATACTGTCGCTGTCTCTCTACAAGGATGCCCTTGGCTTCGTCGTAGAGGGTGGTAAAGTATCGCTCAAAGTCCTGGGTCTTCGGTGTGTTCTTCATACAGCCTCTCTAGCCATCTGGCTTTCTGCTTACCGACAACAAACGATGCGACCGCCATCTTCTTGCTGCACTTCAGACACTCGTACAGCCGAAGGCTATACTCCTGCAACCGATACGGCTTCTTGCGTGATGGCTTGATGTCGCCCTTGCAGGTCAGACATTCAAGTCCAGAGTTCACTTCTTGCGGTCAGCCGCAAGAATGGCAACGCTGAACGCTGCCAATGCGCCGAACGGGAACGGGGCAAGCGAGCCGAGCGCGGCGGCTACTCCGTAGAGCAGCGTCGTGCGTGCGCTAGAGCTGGTTGCTGGTGCAGTCACGAACTGACGGATCACCTGAGTTGCCGTGTACTCTTCCTTTTCCAATGGTTCAGTCGCCAAGATCGATCTCCTTTACGATTGCATTGGCCGCGTTAGCGGCAATGGATTCCTTGTTCGGCGTGTTCTCCAGAGCCGACAAGATGATGGAATAGATCTGAAGCCAGACCTGAGAGACACTCAGCGCGTCAGGCTTCTTCTTCTTATACGAGACGCTCACTCTTCGTCAAACGCCATCTCATCGCCGACACGCTTCCATTCACGGAGTGCCGTGATTGTATCGCTGGTGCCGAAGATGTTCGCCTTCTGATCCTTCTCGCTAATGATCAGGTTCAAGGAGGTTGCCTTGACGACAGCCTCAACTTCTGGAAGCGAGGTATACGCAATGGCGATCTCATGCTCTGCTCGGTAGATGTCCGTCGTGGCATAGACCACGCTGGTATCTTCGTGGGCGATGAAGCCGCGACCCCACCACCACGGGGCGAAGAAGACCTTGCCGTCGCCAGCCACCATCTCCTCAGCAATGGTCTTGCCGAAGAGCGACGACGCTGGGTCAAGGTTCACTGCGAAGATCGTTGCCTTGCCAGATGCCAGCCACATAGCCTTGGCCATCTGACGCTGCGCGTGGATGCCACGAACGGTTCCCCTCTTCGACCAACTCATGTTGATCTGTCGGAAGCCGAAGTCTTTGAGGACTTCGGTGAAGAACCCGCGATTATCTGAGTAGACGTTTGACTTAATGACTGACGGTTCAAAGCTCACTTGATTCCACCTTTCCAAACCATGCTACGAAGTCGTCGAAGTCGACGACCGCCAATGCCCTGCGCCGTGTGCCAGCACCAGGGGAATCGCCGACCACTAGCACGGGCAACTGCCCAGCCTTCGGCTTTAGTTCACGAAGCCACTTATCCAGACGCTCTGGATAGGAGAGGCCAACCTTGCACTGAATCACAAACACGCCAGCCTGCACGTCGTCCTTGCCGCCGTACATCCCAGTGCGCTTGCCGTTCAGTCGAGTAGCGACCTCGCGCTCAAAGGCATTGCCACGCTGACGCGCACGCTTGCCACGAACTGACCGCTCTCTGTTTGCCTCATCAATGGCTAGGTCTTTCATCTTACCCACGGAGCAACCTCGCTGTCTGTGCCTTTCGACCATCGCCTAGGTTGACCTTCTCGCCCAACTCAATGGCTCCAGCCTCAAGCAACTGCTTGTTGAGAACCCTGTTCTCAATCGTCTCCCTCAAAAAGAACCAACCTTCTGGTGGCTTGATACCTTCGTCAAGGTAGCGCCGCGAGAGGAATGCCCAGACGCGGAACATCTTGGTATCAACAGCCCAGCAGACATCCTCTTTCTGGATCAACTCAAGGTTGTCATCCAAAAAGCGACCGTCGCGTCTTACTTCTTCGGACATACTCGATGCTGCCAACGCCAGCCTGTGCGCCGACCTTCTGGAATCCAGAAGATGAGCTTCACCTTCATTGCGTCGCCCTCTTTCTCAATGTCCGTGGCGCACTCAGAGCAGACGGGGTTCAGCCACGCTGCGGCCCTCTTCCCCTCTGCCTTAACTACCTTTTTTACTGCCACATCGACTCCATCAGTTTCTGTGACGTGCTGTTTTCGTAGAGCCGAATGGCAGCCGTGTTCGCGGAGTTATCCATAAACTCAGCCACCATTCGGCAGAGGTCTCGCGGATCAATCTTGCAGAACGAGCAGCCTTCGTTGTGCTGACCCTGAGACTTGAATGTCGAGATACGCGCCAGCGCACAGGTAGCGGCTGCTACTGCGCTCTCTGGCGTGGTGATCACGCCTGCTCCGCAGGAGTCCAGATGAGTGGCGAGCAGTCGCGGACAGTGATGTCCTCGTATGACTTGCCCTCATAGATGCGAGCATTGCGTAGCTCGCCCGTGACGTGCAGGTTCGGTCGCTTCTCGTTCGGGTTCTTTGCGCGGGCTTCCTGCACCTTGTAGTAGATCTTGTAGAGATGCTCCTGTGTCTTCTTGTCAAAGACCGTGAGCGTCACGTAGACATACTTGTTGGCTGGAGCCTCTGGCTTGCCCTCGCGTGGAAGCGCACGCCACGTGGTGTACTCCTCCGTGCTTCGGCTGGCGAAGAACTCAATGGCAGATGTCCCGCTCTGGAACGTCTTCTCCTTCGGCTCCTTCTTGTCGGAAAGCCATACATCAACTGCGACCTGTGGGCCGCGCTTGTTCTCAGTCATTAGAAATCAAACTCCCCTACTTCAACCTTCTTCGTTGGGGCTGGAGCCACTCGCTCCTGATCCCCAAACAGCGCCTTCGCCGCCGATGATACCTTATCGGTTGCGATGTCGGACTCTGGATCATCACCCGTTGGGATGAGGAAGCCAGTGAGCAGCGCGTACTTCAGTGCGCCAGTGGCAGCCTTGTATGCCGCCTTGTCGCCTGAGTCAGCGCCCGTGCCGATGGACTGGAACGAAAGGGTCTCGCCCGTCTCTCCGTCCGTCAGCGTCCATGTGAAGCGGAGGGTAAGCAACGCCTGCTTGCCGCTTGGCGTAAGCCCTTCGCTGATCACATCAATGTTGGTTGGCGTCATCGAGACGCTCAACTTTGACAACTGCTCGCGCACCTTGTCGGCAACTGCCGATGCCTGCACGAACTTGTATCCCTGTGCCGAGTTCGTTCCCGTTTTGGCAACGTACCCGACCGCTTCCATGACCTTGGCGATCTTCGCCGCGAGTTTGATTGGCTGCGTCATCCTCTGCACTCCTTCAACCACTGGCAGCCCTTGCAGGGCCACTCCGCCTTCATATCCTTCCCCTTGCGGGACGGCAAACGGGGCGGCTTCCGCTTGTCGAAGTATTGTAGCACATGAAGAACCCTCATGGCGCGATTACGCCACGCCCTGTCCAACGTGTACTCCACAATCTGGAAGTTGTCAGCGGCGACATAGACCACACGGGCTTCGTGCGGGTCGCCTGTCTGCAACTCCAGGATATGTGCGTAAATGGAAGCCTGGATTGCGTGCTCTGGCTTGACGCCCTTGAGGTATTGCATCCCACGGCTGTTGATTGACTTGTACTCCCAGACCTCATTGATGCCGTCCTTGCGGAGAACCACCGCATCGGCGTTGCCAGAGAAGTTGTACTCGTCCCAGACCAGCGGCACTTCTTCGCGGAAGGACTCCAGCAGACCAAGCCGCTCGGCTTCACGCCCAGCTCGGTTCAGGACTTCGGCAACGACATGGCCTCGCTCAAAGACTCGGTAGAGACTGTCTGGGAATGGGTTGCTTGGCTGCACCTTCTCGGCGCTGTACCACTGCTGACGGATGCAGGCACCAAGCAGCGAGCCACGCCAGCGACGAGCCGATGGTCGACCGACCTCAGCCTTTGCCTTCAGCGCAACATCAAGAACCTGCGAGACGTTCATTCGCCCAGCAACTTCTTGTACATATCGGTGCGCGTTGGCAAATACCCGCTATACGTTCGCAGGCACTGGTCTACTCGCCAGAGATTGTCTGGGTTATGCGTGGTCTTCAACTCGCCCTCCCTAATCTCTAGGTTGTACAACGCCCGTGCGTTGTCCATGTGGTAGTCACGGCGGTCGCCGTCGCCACTGCCGTACTCTACACGAACGCCAAGCGCATCGCCAACTCGACTGGCTAGGTCATAGACCGTGATGTTCTCAGCGCAGACGTTGAGAATACCACGGACGGCTGGGCTAAGGGCGGCAAGGGCAATGCACCACGCCGCGTCGTCCACGTTGAGGATCGGACGCCGAGCATCCGACGCTGGCTTGATCACGCCGTTGTGGATTGCTTCCCAGACAAAGGCGTTGACCACAAGGTCGCGGCGCATGTTGGGCGACTCGCCCCAGAGCGTTCCGAGGCGCAAGGACACCCACGGGTGGTGCTCCTGCCCCAGCAGCCACGCATCCATCGCTGCCTTGGTGCGACCATAGGCAGAGAGCGGGTTGACTGGCGACAACTCCGTAGACGGTTGGGTTTCACCAGCTCCGTAGACAGATGCCGACGAGATGTAAATGAACTTGCCCGATGGGTTCTCGTGCCAGAACCGCTTCGCCTGGAGCATCGGCTGCTCATAGTTAGACCACTGCGTGTCCAAGACATTGAGTTCGCCCAGTGGGTCGTTAGAGACAGCGGAGAGCCAGACGATCACATCGTAGGAGCCGAGCGGGTCAAGGTCGACTAGCCGTGCATCCAGCCCGTTGCGTTCGCTGTGTGGCACGTGCTCGCCCTTCAGCCCGTTGAGGGTCTCGGTGTACCAGTCCTCATCCAACCCGTGAACGGTGACGCCGCCACGCTTGAGGTGCTTGACGACGAGTGGCCCTAGGTAGCCACGATGTCCAACGATTAGTGCTTTCATCGCTTGATCCTTTCTTCAGCCAACTGGCCTCTGCAATATTCTTCCAACGCAATCATCCAATGTCGGAACGGGAGAAGCCGAGTATTGACCAGCGCCCCGTGCTTCGGTCGAGTCTTGTCATTGCGAGCGGAGCCAGTCACCTTCTGCTTGTTCTTGCGGAACTTGCGAGCGACCTGCGCCAGCAGCGCCCAGTCAGCCCTGCCACTGCCGACAAGGTGGTAGATGCCTTCGTACTTGGTATCCAGCGCCATGTCTACAATCGTTCCCACCACGTCTGGCAGGTACGTCGGATGGAAGTTCTGGTCGGTCGGCAAATCCAGCGGATTCGGACTCATAATGGCAAAGTCTACAAAGCTTGCCTTGAACGGCGACGGGTAGATCCCGAACGGACTACTGATGCGTGCGACCACGCCGTTGTTTGCCAGCACCATATGCTCGCCCTTTGTCTTGGTCTGTCCGTAGATGCTCAGTGCGCCCTTGCTTTCGGCGTTCTCGTCTAGCGGTCGATCCTCTTCGTTGCGGTCAAACACATAGTCCGTGCTGATGTACACCTGCCGCACGTGCTGTCCAATCACCGTTGGCAGTACGACGTTAGCGGTAACGGCAGCGCCTGGATCTTTCTCGCAGGCTACGATGTCCCGCTGTGCCGCGCAGTTGATGACGCTCGTCACCTTGTGCTCTCGGATAAGATCTGGGATGTTATCCACGGTGTAGGAAACAGAAACGCCCGACTCGCCAATAGGCGCAGCCGAGCGTGAGAAGACAATATGTGGCAGCGCCCGATGGCGCAGCTCTGCAAGAACGTGTTGGGCTACTTGCCCAGTACCTACGACCCCAATCATTTCGACCCTTTCGTTATGGATTTGTTGTGATTACTTTACCACACTCTTGGGCTGGTAGCGTTTTCCACGCCATACCAGTTCCGTCCCTGTCCATGATGCGAAGTCAGGCTGCCACTGGCCAGCCTCTTCGCCCCACAGTTCGATGACCGCAAAGCCAGCAGCCCAGCGGCTGACCTGATGCTGGGCAAGGTAGCCCAGTTCCGTCCGTCGGCACATCATGCCAGTGGAGATGGCGGCGGTGCGGCGCTGCTCAATGCCAGCGAAGCCGCCGACGGTCTTGAACGCCACGCCCTGCGAGTGGTCGTGACCACCGACGACGGAGACACCAGCGGCGTCCACAATCGGCAAGATGCTTGCGCCACCGCCCGTGCTACGGGAGTATGTCCCGTGCGTGGCGATGAGGTCTGGGGCAATCTGGTAGTACGAGCGGAAGTGCTCTGGTCCAGCGTATGCCAAGCCATCGCTGAGGCACGGGATAATGTCCAGTGCGTCAAGGCGGAGCAGGTTCGCCAGCGAGAGAATCTCTCGACCTTCGGAGTCGGTCATACCGACCAACTCTGGCGCACGCTTCGCCAGCCACTTGGAGAGGCGAGCTTCGTGGTTGCCGTACAAGAAAAAGATCTGCGCCTCTGGCCCAGCCGATGCGCGGATCTCTGCGAGTCGTCGGTGCGCGTGGTTGAGTTCTTCCTGCACTGGCATCCCCAGACGTGGGTCTCGGTCATACGCCGACACCGCCGTGAGGTCTAGGATGTCACCCGTCAGCACGATGCGATCTGGTCGCTCTGCTGCCAAGAAGGTAAGGAAGGATGCATAGACCTCTGGGTCTTCGAAGGGGAACTGGAAGTCCCCCGCCGCCACAACCAGTTCGTTCGTGGTTTCCTCACGAGAGCCAATCCTTGGAATGTAGTCTAGTTGCACTGGCTCAACTGGTGTGATAAGATCCTCGACCTTGGGGGGGTAAGGGGGGGTATCTCTCTTAACCTGACCCCCTCTAAAAGACCGATCCCCCTCTAAAGAAGACCAGTCCCCCTCTGGGGAGGGGGTGTGGGGGAGGGGGTTGGACAACAGGAATCTTTGGTATCGCTTCTGCGCTTGATCTTTGGTGAGGCCGAGCTTTAATCCAATAATCGAGAACGGAAGCCCCATCTGCCGCATGGCATGGATATCTTGTTCTAGACTCATGTATACTCCCAGCCTACTGAAGTAGGCTTACGATCAGGGTTGCTACCACGCCCACAGCGGACACGGCAATCCCTAACTTCCATTGTACACCAATGGTGCGATCATTGTTGTTTTCCACAACGGCAGAAGCCTTGGCTTGGTCAACCTCCACGGTGCGGAGCCGTTCCTCAATGGTGTCCAGCTTTGCCGAGAGGTCAGTGCGGACGTTTTCGATGGCGGTCAGGATTGTGGTAAACTGGCTACCTGTCATAGGAGAATGTTGCCTCCCCTACGATAGATTGGTCTTGTTGGGATGTTGACAGCCGTGGTCGTTGTGGTCGTTCGGGGTGTCGTACTTTTTCGAGAGCGTGGTACGGCAGTACCGCCAAACGATGATGCACCTGGTGCTGATGGAGCGCCAGTGTCTCCGCTATTTGGTGCGGCGGCTGAAAGGTTGTACGATGCGGCGAATGAAGAACCCTGAACAAGGTCCATCTCCAGCCGCTCGTGACCGTCGCCCTCACCATACCATCGGTACCCAGCGATAACAAAGGGTTCGTTGATGTCTACCAAACCATGCTTAATCTGCACGTTAATGGAGTCACCTACATCCCAACTGCTGTTTACATAAAGTCCGTCTACCGCAATCTTGAGGCCGACCTGCTTAGTGTTCTTAGGGACAACGGTTGAACTCAGGATGGAAGTATTGGTGTTAGTCCGTAGTGTTCCGTATAGCTCAATCATTCGAGACGCTTCGTTGGTTGCGGACTGAGCGTTTATGAACCCGCCCTTTGCCACAATCATTGGGATTCGACCAAACTGAGCAATAGATGAAGAATTTGATGCCGTTGCGCCAATAATGCTTGCCCCAGTACCCTGGCCAGTAGAGCCAGAGAGATACCTTTCGGTAGGGATGACTGTCACGTCGTTCCTAACTTTTGCGTATCCAGGAGCATAAGTATATGACTTAATAGTTTCTGGGTATCTTAAGGCTGGTCCAGTAGTAATAGGGCTACTAGAAACGTTTAAACGAAGCTGGAATGTTCCGTCGTAGGAACTACCAGCGGCTGGCTTTGTGATTCCAAAGACGGCCTTGCCACCGTCGGTTCTTGCGCCCATCTCTATATCGCAAACATCACCAATGTGCTGCAAAGACGGCTCTCCCGCACTATATACCGTATGAGTCGTCGCAGTACTTCCGCTATTGATGACCGACATAGTGGAATATCTAAGACGACCACTTGTTGATCCAGTAGCGACATTGTTAAAGATTCTCTGTACAATGTCTACAACATTGTTAGTTCCTTGACCGAGGGTAACTTCTTGGGTAGATTTTGCTTTTGATCCAGCAGATACGAACCACTTATTGATACTCGTGCTGTAGGCAGCGTAGATTCCAGCGTATAGATCTAAGTTGTACGTCAAGCCGTTTCTAAATGCGTACACGGTCTGTGTGCCAGACTTGCTCGCAGATCCAGTTGGGGTTTCAATAAGCGCAGAAGCAACCGTTGCCGATGCAGCACCCTGTGCGACAAGCGCAGCATAAAGTTTTTCTCGCGCCGAAAATGGCAATACGTCGACTACTCGATTCTGAGCCTTGAATCGATTGACACCAGAAGACGTGTCGGCGTTGATGTTGAATTCTGCAATTCTTCCAGTTGCCCCAATTGCAGGATCTCCAAGGTCTTGTGCCGCTGGCGGGGAGGCGAATATTGCGACTCGCATTCTTGGGGTATTGGGCCATCCGCCAGTGAACGTAAGTCCGCCAATGGTTCCAGTAAAGCCACCAGAGAGCGTTGTTGCGCCTGTCCAGGCTAAACTATATGTCAACTGCAAATATGGGGTTTCAACCGACGCCGTATATGTAGATGTGCCAGAGGAAACGCTAACGGTTTTAGTGGTGTTTGCAACCGCAGAAACCTCTGCCGAAGAAACAGTCATTGAATCAGTGACATCAAATCCGACCCTACCGTTAACGTCGTAGGATGACCCAAAAACTTGGTCGGTACCCTCAACACCGTCAGTCGAGTTAAAGATCGTTGTTTTTTGAACCGTGGCAAGGTTTGGGTTGATCGGGCTAACGGTTTCAAATGTAATCTGGCTTAGTGGAGTCGTTACCTGATTCATCACTGCCTTGTAGTCAATGCCAGCAAAGACAGTTTCATACTCCGTAGCGTTAAAGTCGTTAATCACGCCTGCGCCAACGAACTCCCATCGTGGTGTGGCAATGCTGTCGTTCCATCGAGCAATCTCATAGTGGCGCTCAAGGGGAACAAACTCGGAAATCTGCGGGTGGTCGTTCTTCAGTGTCCAGAACGCAGACCCAACATCGTTTGCATTCTCTTCTACGCCAATGTCAGAGGCATCGTAGACAACTGCCTTCTGCGTTCCGCGCCAGCCGCTGATTGAAAAGTCCCAGATCGTAAGGCGGAACTTCTTCTGATCGCTCACAGCCACGCCTCGTTGAAGCTGAATGTCCCAGTAACCGAGTCCATCGCTGAAACGGTAAGCACCGTTGCTCCAGCAAGGAGATAGGGCATACTGGTTGTTCCAGTGGTGACCAAGTCCATCCGCAGGGCAGTTCCAATCTTTACTGTCCGAGCGTCGGCATCAACCGTAATGGTTGAGGACGCTGGAAGTGTAATCACGCTTGTCCATGCGCTGGTGCTGATGGTCGCCGTTCGGCTGGCCGTCGCAGCATTCACAAAGACAAAGGTCGGATACGCCACATAGTTGCCATTGTTCGTCAGCGTTGTTGTCGTTGCCGAAGATGAAGAAACGTTAATCGTCCCCGTGGTTGCCGTCTGTCTGGTCTTCCGTGGGTCTTTAGCCATCAGGGAGATAGCAGCCTTAGTGGAGATACCACGGTCGGTTGTCCGTGGAGTCACTAGGTCATTGTTCAAGTTATAGGTGGGGATGCTCGTTGGGCGAACCTTCATCCGCATATTGATGAATCCGCTGGTGTAGGCGGTGGTGTCCAGCGTTGCCTGATCGAAGTCCAACGAACGGAACCCGTCATCGCTTGTGGCGAAGGACGGGTATGGTTGAAGCGACGAGTTGAGGGCGTTGAGCTTGTCGTAGAAATCCGCAGACGACGACCCGTACACCTGCACAATCATCTGAATCTGCCGCGTGCCGAGCAGGGCAATGTTGGCCTCTGCGCCGTCGCGTTGGGCGATAGAGTCCATGAAGCCGCTGACGCCAGCATTGGCGTAGGCAACGCTCTCAACTACATAGCCGCTGAATGGCGTACCAACCGTCGGTGCGGTCGTGATGCTGTTGAGATTGAGGTACGCTGAGGTCGCCGTACCAGTGGCGATCTTGATTTCCCTGTTGAAATCCACGATCAGCCTCCCTTACGGAATCGTCGAATTCGGTTCTTCTCCTGGCGCCATCGCTGCTGGGCAGCAAGGGCAAGGTTGTTCATGCCGAGGGCAGAGATGTCGGACGAGCCAGACGAGACCTGCCACTGCTGGTACTGCGCTCGGTCAAAGGTAAGCATCGTGAGCGCCTCAGCCTCAACGTAGACCTTCACTGCGTTCTGGGCAGTAGTATCAAGGTTGGTGGCGGAAGTGGTCTGCGCAGTATTGATCTGCGTCCACGGACCGTAGCCGACAATGTTTAACGTACCTTCTGAGACCGCAAGGACGTAGCGGGTTGGGAGATACAGGATTCCTCCATGCGTCTCCCAACCCGAATCGGGACCATCGCCAGACGAGGGTCGAACCGTCTCACGATATTTCCCGCTGTCGTCGTAAACATCAACGCGCACTGGCCACGTCACCGTGGTGAGCGCAACGCTAAATACCGAGCCGCTGATCGGCTGGGTGAAGGCGGTGGACTGGATGGTCTCGGACTGGTAGACGTCACCGATGGCATCAATGCCACGGTTGATCAGTTCACCGAGTTGGCCATCCGACCACGTGGTCCCGTTGGGGTCACGTAGGGAGAGCCGCAGCGAAGTGAGTAGGCTGGAAAATGTCGTGCTCATGCGATCTTGGCTCCTTTGCCTTTATTCTCGGCTGCCCATTTGAAGGCGTCAGCCCATTCCTTTGCTCGATCTTTGTAGTGATATTCCTTTAGCACACGCTCACGCGCCGCACCTGCGAGTTGTTCTCGCAGATCCTTGCTGCGTGTGAGCTTTTTCATTGCGTCGTACCATTCGCCGCGACCACGGGCAAGCAGCCCGTCCACACCCTCACGGACCATCTGGTACGGACCATCCCCACGGAACCTCTCGCCGATGAAGGCAGCGCCCGTCAGGGCGTACTCAAGCCAGTGGAGTTCGGACTTGGCTTGATCAAATTCATCGCCCATCAGTGGGGCAATGCCGATGTCTGGGTGGGTATTGGCAAGGGTCTCGCAGAACTTCTGGATACCCTCAACGTAGCCGTGCTGCTCCTGGAAGAACTGCGCTACAACTGATTCGGTTCCAGGGTTGGTCCCAACGAAGACGGTATGCAGTTCCTTGTTGAGGTCAGTCACCGCCTTGGCAGCGTAGCCACCAGCGATCTTTCCGCGCGGACCTTCTGGGAACCCAGCGTAGTCTCGGAGTCGGGCGGTGCTTCCGTAGTAGACAACACGCGGCTTGTCCCCTGCTGGTCGCTCAACGGTTGGCTTGTACAACTCTGGGTCAATGGCGTTGCGGATGACACGGATGTTGTCATTGAACCGTGCGTAGCGCCGAGCGATGGTGTTAGTGGAGGTGGTGAGAAGATCGGCACGCTTTGCCATCTGCTCAATCATCTCGTACTCTGGGATCACATCTTTAATGTAGCCGTTCCACGGTCGAATGTTGAAGTGGTCATCGTCCGTTTCGTAGACGATTGCCTTGCCGTGGTTGGCATACTGGAAGGTGGGCCAGAGGAGCCGCGTAATGAGGTCGCGCTCTTTCCAGCCATGCTCATGCTTCATTGCTTCTGCGTAGGAGAAGGTGACAAATGGACACGCTTCATCCTTGCAGGAGATCGTGGTGTTGTAATAGCGTCGGAAGACAACGACGTCTGCCCAGTCCACATCGGAAGTGTCAAAGTCCACAAGGCCCTTGGCCATTGCCTCTGGGAGGAGTAGTTTCTCCCCGCCCTCTTTGATCTTCATCCCGACCTTGTTCAGCCCGCGATATTCAACGCCGAGCTTCTTCAGTTCTTCGGTAAACTGGTGACCACGGAAGTAGGCACATGGCCCTTCCTCAACGTGTCCCCAAACTAGGACTTTCAGCATATTCGACCCTCTGGGGGTATCTAGGTACCACCCTGACCCTTTTCGAGGCTCCTAGCGCGTCTGGCGTGCCTCTACGTTGATTCTAACGGGACTCCCCCGCCCAGTCAAAGACTGGACGGGGGTATCGGCGTCCCTACCGATTAGACTCCGACCGTGGCCTGGGTCTTGACGACGCGGTAACGGGCGCCTGCCTCATCAAGGAGGAGCGAACCGAAGCGCATCTTGTAACCCAACAGCGCCTTCTGTGCGAGTGGGTCGGTGTGGTCGCCACCAGGGGCTACGAAGTAGCTCTGGAGGGTCTGGCTGTCGCCGATTGCGTAGGCGTCAGGGCCAAGGAACAGGGCGGCGTACACGTTGCCAGCCGAAGCGCCAGCGGTCGTGTAGACCTTGGCGTCCGAAGACACAATGAAGCGAACGCCAGCGAACATACCAATCTCGCCCGTGAGCAGATCGGTGTTGTCCACGTACTTGCGCGACTCAATCCAGCCGTTTACGGCGGTATCGCTGATCAAGTCATACTCCTGTGAAGGATGGATGATTGCGCGATACGTGCCATCAGCGAACTGAGGAACGTTGGAACCCTTGAGTCGAGCAACGATCTGCTTGACAAAGGCGCCATTGAGAACACCAGCAGCAGCAACGGCGCTGTTCGCGGCGTTCTGGGTGAGGGTGCCCGATGCGGTTGCGCCGAAGACGGCAGCGGTTGCCGCGTTCGAGTGCAGGTTGTCGCGGACCAAGTGGTCCATCGAGCGAACTGCCTGATACGCCACTCGTTCAGCAGCGATGCTGATGAGGTCATGTGGCGAGTCAATGTTGGCAAGGTCCGAGATTGCAATCGTCGAGCCGTACTGCGTTGCAGTGAAGAACTCGGACGAAATCGTCAGGGCCTGGTCAACTGGTGGGGCGCCTTCCGTAAGCGGGGTCGTGTTGACACCAAGGTCAGCATAACGAGCGTAGCGGAGGGTGTTCGTGCCCTTGATAAAGCGAGCTGGGACATACATCCCTGGCATCGCGTGAACAGCACGTGCGCGCAGTTCCTCTAGAGCGCGTGCAGAAACAAGTTCCTGTACGAGATCAGCGAAACCCGACGTGCTGGTAGTTGTGGTAGCCATGAAGCTACTCCTTCCTAATCAGCGAATGGATTACCCAGTCCCTTGAGCTTCTCAGTGATGCTCTTGGAATCTGGCTTAGTAATTGGCGCAGCGGTTGCCCGACGCGCATTGTTTGGATCAACGATGGCGGGCGCCGTCTCGACCTGCTCCTTGGATGAGGCAGCATCTCGGATGAACTTCTCTAGCGCAGCAGCGCGAGAGGTCTCATCAAGACCACTGGTATCCTTCTGGAACTGGTAAGCGAGAGGGAATTCCCGCGCTAATCGCTCTTCTTTCGCGGCAGCCTCGGCAGCAGCGGCCTTTGACTCCAGGTCTCGAATCTTGGCTTGCGCCTTCTCGAATTCCGTCATCTGAGCCTGCTCCTGCTCCGCCTTCCAGCGAGAGAGTTCCTCTGCCTTGGACTTGATATCATCAAGTTCCTTCTTGGCAGCGGTGAGCGCCTGATCCTTGCCTGCTAGACGCTTCTTCCAAGTGGCGACATCACCGTCGTTCTCAGTGGGCACAGTAGCTACCTCTGGGGCAACTACCTCAGCCGACTGGTCCACGACGCTGTTCACGACTTCTTCAGCCACAGCATTTTCTCCTTCTTTACAACCCACCCCAACACAGCGTCAGGGGTTTATTTTCTTAATTACCGCGCAGGCTTAGAAC